GCCGAGGAGGAGGAGGGCGACGAACCCACCTCGGAGGAACCGCTTGCCGATAGTTAGTGAGCGCCAGCGCCGCTTCCTAGCGGCAACGGACCCGGCAGTGCTGCGCCGCTTCCTCGAGGAGGGGGCGCGTGCAGGCTTCCGCGCGCCTGCCGCGGTCGCAGCCGAGGCACGCCGCGGCCTTGAGCTCCGCGCTGAGTACAACCGCGGCGGGACGGCTATCGGCGCACGTCGCGCGACCCAGCTGGCAAACCGCAGCGTGCTCAGCGTGGAGACCATCCGGCGCATGGTTGCCTACTTCGACCGACACGAAGGCGACCTAGACGCACCCGCCGCTAAGCGCGGCCACCCTAACTACCCATCCGCGGGTCGAATCGCCTGGTTGCTCTGGGGCGGAGACTCAGGACGCGCGTTCGCACGACGCGTCTTGCGGGCCTACCAAGCCAGCAAGGAGTGACTATGCCCGACGACACCACGATCCCCGACGAGGTCGGCACCTCGCGTGCCGAAGAACGCATTCGCAGCCTGAGCGCGGAGCGCAAGATGCTGCGCGAGCAGATGGCGGAGCTTCAGAGCCGCTACGACCAGCAGGCCGAGATGGTCAAGCAGGCCGATACCTACAAGGCCAGCGCGACGGAGTGGGAGACGAAGTTCTCTCAGGCGCGTACGCAGTGGGAGACGGAGCGCGAGCTCTTCTCGCGGGGCATCACCGACCAAGAGGGCATGGACTTCGTGCGTATGGCGTACGACCGTCTCCCGGCTGAGGGACGCCCTCCGCTCGGGGAGTGGCTCGCTGGCGACAAGTTGCCGAAGGCCGTCCGCGCGTACATGCCCGAAGCGGCTCCCGTTGCCGCTGCGCCGACGACGCCGACCACGCCCCCTCCTCCCGCGAACGCAGGCGTGACGAACGCGCCTAGCGGGGCGCCTTCGCAGTATTCGCCCGAGGCCATCTCGCGCATGAGCCCTGCCGAGTACAAGGCTGCACGCGCCGCGATCCTCGGGCTGGACCGCTAGCAGCTCGACGCGTGCGCGTAGGCGAGCAGTGCGCTAGTCTACGCGTACCCGTCGGGTCGAGCCCCGTATCAGCGAAGCCGGGATGAACGCACATCACTCATCCAGAGGTACGCCACTATGGGTCTCACCGAATACTCGACTCTCTCTGGCAACGCTCGCGTTGCCGCCGTCCTCGCCCAGGAAATCCAGCTCAAGCTGGCCGACCGCGCGAGCCTCCACAACCACCCGTCGCTCATCAACTTCGGCAACATGGCCGGGCGCGGCTCCGCGGTCCTCCAGGTGCCCATCCTCGGCCTCGACGGGTCGGACATCCTCGCGTCCGCTGCGGACGGCGCCGTGGTCGGCAACACCACGATGTCGAACCTCAACGCGAGCCTGACCATCGGTCGCTACGCCCTCCGCTACGACTTCACGGACCTCGCTGGCCTTACCGACTCCATCGGTCTGAACGCCCAGCGTCTCGCGGAGAGCATGGTCGGTTCGACGCTCATGGCGTTCCAGAACGCGCTCTGTGACGTGATCGACGGGTTCACCGCCACGGCAGGTAGCACGGGCGTCGACATGAGCGTCGACGACTGGTACTCGGCTCAGTTCGCGCTGACGCTCGCCAGCGTCCCCGGTCCCTACATCGCGGTGCTTCACCCGCGCCAGCTCGCCGACTTCCAGTCGAGCCTCCGTGCGGAGTACGGCGCGACGCAGTTCGTGCCTGCCACGCAGGACATGCTCAATATCAAGGGCCAAGGGTTCGCAGGTACCTTCAACTCCGTAGACGTGTTCGTCTCGTCGAAGTGCCCTACGGCGAACGCCGGGGCAGATCGGGCAGGTGCCATGTTCGGTCGCGGCGCGGTCGGCTACGTCGAGGGCTCCCCGTTCCCCATCGTCGGCGCGCCCGGCGTGGTGACCCCGGCGGGTTCCCCGGTCGTCGTCGAGTTCGACCGCGTCATCGGCGGCGGCACGACCTCGATCCTCGCCAGCTACTACCTCGGCATCGGCAAGCTGCAGGACACGATGGGCGTGTCCATCATCACCGACGCTTGATCAACTTCTAGGAGAGTACGTGGCCGTCACCTTCACCGACACAACCAACGCCGCCGGACCGACCTTCGCGGGTCGTCCCGCTGTGCAGACCTCGGCAGGAGCTCCCAAGCTCAACCTGCCGACGAACGCGCAGTGGTGGTACATCTGGCATCCCGCGCGCTGGCAGTGCATCGACGGAGAGTGGCTCCCTGTGCTCGCCCAGATGAGGGCCACGCCGGGCGTGAACGCCGTCGACAAGGACGGCGACACGTCGGGCGCGGAGACGAAGCTCCGTCGCGAGCACTGGACGGTCATCCCCTGGGATGTCGTCGAGGGCGGCTACGTGACGGAGTACGACGGCGTCCGCGGTCCTGTCCGGCTCTCCCGCTGGGAGACGCCGCGCATGGTCGCGGGCTCCGTCGTCCTCACGTCTGACGAGGCCGGATACCGCGAATTCCTCCGGGGGCTCGTGGTATCCGGCGTCGTTCGACCGCCGGACCCCTACACCCTCGATGCTCTCCGCGAGCGGCAGAAGCTGCGCGTGCAAGAGAACACGAAGCGTGCGGGCTCCGACCCGGAGGCGCTCCGTCGCCTCGAGGCCGATAAGGCCCTCCTCGCCCAGATGGACGGCGCCAAGGTGCCGACCGCGCAGGCCCGCAAGGGGCGCGCATGAGCGAGCGCAAGGATATCAGGGATGCCAAGGACCGGTTCGCCGAGACCTTGATCCGCAACGGTATGCGTCCCGAGCTCGCCGAGAAGAAGGCGAAGGAAGTGGCGCAGAAGCACGACAACAAGCAGAGCCGCTAGCCTAGCTAGCATCGGAGTCCCCGATGGCCGTGAAGACTTCCCAGAACATGCGTAGCGGTGTTGCCGCCGTGGGCTACATCGTCAAGGCGCTCCCCGCCGACCTTCCCTCCGTCGCGCCGACCGTCACGTCGGGCAGCGGAGCCCCCACGGCGGTTGAGCCCAACGGCTCGATCTACCTGCGTACGAACGGCGCCAGCGCCGACGAGGCGATCTACGCCCGCATCGGCGGTAGCTGGGTCGCCATGAAGGGCGCGACCTGATGTCGAGCGCCGACACCGAATACGCGCCGCGGTTCTCCATCCCGGAGTTCATCGAGCGTGGCCGCGACAACAAGATCACCGCTCCGGTCTACCGGAGTGGGGCTCTCGTCGCGCCCCTGTCGGGGACGGTGTCGGTCTACAAGGCAGACCAGACCGCGGTGGTCAACGCCGCCGTGGTCACCATCGCGGGGAGCGTGGCGAGCTTCACGATCTCCTCCGCGACCCTCGCGCCGCTGGTCCTCGAGGAGGGCTGGCTAATCGAGTGGTCGCTGGCAATGCCCGACGGCGTCACTCACGTCTTCCGGCGCGACGGCGCCCTCGTCCGTCGCCGACTCTACCCGGTCGTCTCTGACATCGACCTCCTGCGGCGCCACCGGGACCTCAGCCAGCTGCGCGAGGCGGGCGTGACCTCCTACCAGGACTACCTCGACGAGGCTTGGTGTATGGTGGAGAACCGCCTCATCTCGGGTGGGAAACGTCCGTACCTCGTGATGTCGCCCGCGGCCTTCCGTGAGGCGCATGTCTGCCTGACGCTTCACCTGGTGTGGCAAGACTACGCCACCTCGGCTGGCGATACCTCGCGCTACCAGCAGCTCGCGGACTCCTACGGGCAAAGCTACGAGAACGCGTGGCAGCAGCTCACGTTCCACTACGACGAGACCGATGAGAACGTCGTGAACGTCGACCGCCGCAACGCGGGTAGCCCGACGCTCTGGCTCAACAGTGGCTCGGGCGGCGACCTGTGGCCCTACGCGCGAGGCGTGCGGTGAAGACTCGCGCGGAAGTGCGGTCCCTCTTCGACACGCAGTGCGCTGCGGTGTCGGGCTGGACGCGCTCGCGCTTCGCCGCGGATGTCTTCGGGCGCGATGCCGACTCGCTTATGGGCACGGGGAAGCTCTTCGCCGTGGGGCTCGGCGATACGAACAACCGCATGGGCGGCACGGGCAACGGTTACCGCGGTCGCCCTGGGCAGGGCCTGCTCGTCGAGACGACGGCTATCGTGCGGTGGGCGTATCGCTTGCGTCCCAAGGACCAGACCACCTCGCGCGACGAGGCCGAGGCCGCGGGACAGGAGCTCATCCAGGCGTGCGAGGCGTACACCGCGACGTGGCCCGGTGAGCTGAAGGTTCAACTCCAGACGGTGAGCGCGGAGGTGGTCGACTCGGGGGAATGGTTCCTCGGGACGGCTACGTTCGTCGTGCTTCACGCGCTACCCATCAACTAGGGGGTCATCATGGCTATCTCCGCAGTCGTCAAGAACTTCCGCGATGGCAAGCTGGTTTTCAGCGATGCCACCACGCCCACCCCGCTCACTCTCGAAGTGCAGTACGAAGCTGGCGACCTCAGCTTCAGCGGCATCACGGAGTCGCAGACGGAAGTCACGACGTACCTGGACCGCGGCGACCTCGGCAGCCTCCGCAAGACGAACGCCACGTTCGTCACGGGTCAGTTCACGGCGCACTTCACCGACATGCGGTCGGCTGAGAAGACCCTCC